TTGGTTTTATGGAACTGTTTTAGTTATTATCCTGCTGTTCATTCTTGGGACATTTTAGAAGCACAATCAGGTAAATACATTGGTAAAGATAAAAAGTGGCATTATGGTAAATATTTATTTACTATTGACTTCGCTCATCCTGATCCTAACATTTTAGATACGGATCATTCTGAGATACCTCACGAACATAAGTGTGCTCATGTATTAGCATTAGATGATGGTAATTACGCAGCACAACCTAATAATAGATTAATTTGGGATATTCCATCTTTTACAGTAAAAGATAATGTTCCTGATTGGAAAGTTCAAACTAATGAGTGGAACGTTGAGGACACAAGTAAATGGAGAACAGAGGACACTGATAAATTTTTCTATGAAATAGAAGAAAAGAAAAAATGAAAATTCAAACATTAGTAAAAAGTAAAATCGAACAAGATTACCTTTTTTTAGAATCAATAATAAATACTGACATAGATTATCTTAAGAAAAAAATAGATTTATTAATTTCTAACAGTAATAATCCTATTGGAAGCATAAGAGGATTTAGCACAGACTGGAGAGCTTTTTGTGACGATGAAGTTTTTTTACGATCTTTATTTCCTTTATTTGATTATTTAGAAAACAATATAAAAGCTAAACCATTTATTTTAACTGAAGCATGGGGCTTAAAAGAAGGATTAGGTGGTTTTACTGCTGCGCATGATCATTTTCCTTCATATTTATCAGGAGTTTTATACTTAAGTGATCATGAACAATTATTAAATTTTCCTGAATTAGATAGACAAGTTAAACCAGCTGCTGGTAAACTAGTTTTGTTTTCAGGATTTTTAAAACATTATTGTAATAGAATAACTGAAAATAAATTTAAGTATGCTATATCTTTCAACTTTAGTGTACAAACTGATGGAGGCAAATAAATTATGAAATTGACCGCTAACATAACCTTAGATGAACTTACCAAAAGCCAAGTGGCAGAGCGTAAAGGAATTAATAATAATCCTAATCCAAAACAAATAGAAAATTTAAAAGCACTAGCCGTAAACATATTACAGCCAGTTAGATCACACTTTGATAAACCATTAATTATATCATCAGGATTCCGTTGTGCACAGCTGTGCCTAGAGATAGGTAGCAGTGTAAACAGCCAACATGTAGCAGATAACGATGCAGCTGCAGCGGACTTTGAGATACCAGGTGTTGATAATAGAGAGCTTGCAACTTGGATTAAATCAGAACTTGAATATGACCAGCTCATATTAGAATTTTATAAAGATAATGAACCTTCATCGGGATGGATACATTGTTCTTATTCGACTAATACAAACAGAAATCAATCATTGCGTGCTCAACGAGTTGATGGCAAAGTATCTTACACGCCTTGGTTAGAGTAAAAATGTCTGCTTTTTATGAGAAAAATAAAGTAGAATTAGTTGATAGTATTTTACCTACAAGCTCTAACATTGATTTAATAACATATCTTATTAAACAAAATAACTGGGGATTTACTGAAGAAAAACATTACGATGCTTTAGAGGGAGCTAATCATTTATTCAATTGTTTTACAAAAAATAAATCTTTTGGTTTATCATGTCCAACTTTATTAAATGATAAACAGGTGATCGAAACACCTTTAAACATTTACGCAAAAATAATTTTAGATACTGTTTCGGAAAGAATAAATTTAAAATATTCAAGTATTTTTAGATTTTATTGGAATTATTATTTTCCAGGTAATAGTGCAGTCGAACATATAGATCATTCAAATTCTGATCATGTTTCAATAATATATAACCCACATACAACCGAGGGTGGTACTAAAATTAATGGAAAATTTTATCAAGACGTGATGGGACAAGCTAAAGTATTTAATAGTCAAACTCTTCACCAAGGTATTATACAAGAAAAAGGGTATAGATTTAATTTAAATATTATAGTAAGATTATAACATGCCAATAGGAAGATCACAGATACCAAAACAAATAGAGGGCAAACTCAGAGGTGCTCGTGATGAAAAAAGAAAAGTAAGAGTATATTCTAAGGGTGGAATCAGAAACGGTAAATTAAAAAAAGTCGCAAGTGCATTAAACAAAGCATCGAAGTTACATAAAAAACAATCTAAAATTATAAAAAAACATATCAAGGATATGAAACGTGGCAGATCCTAAAAAAGGAAATGTTAAGTGAATATAAGAAAAAATTTTTTACCTATAGAAACTTTTAATTCTATAAAAGAAGTTATAATAAGTTCAGGTTTTCCTTGGTTTTTTAAAGAAGAACTAAATAATAATCAAAACAAAAAAGATTTAAGTAGTTATCTTACACATACTTTTTATTTAAATAATAATATTAATAGTAATGAATTTAATATATTAACGTCTTTTTTAGAAGCTATTGAAGCTAAAGCTTTACTTAGAGTTGTAGCTAATTTTTATTTTAAAACAGATAAAGTAATACAACACAGCATGCATATTGATTATAATTTTCCTCACAAAGGAGTTTTATTATCGTTAAATACTTGTGATGGTGGAACTATATTAGAGAATGGAACTAAAGTAGATTCTGTAGAGAATACTGCTTTATTTTTTGATCCATCTAAGCTACACGCTAGCACGAGCACAACTAATGCAAAAGGAAGATTTAATATTTTAGTTAACTATTTTTAAAAAGGAGGACAATAATGAAAAAGGCAAAAACAAAAACTTTAAAAGGAGTTTTACATGGCAGATCCTAAAATAGGCACTGGTAAAAAACCTAAAGGATCTGATAGAAGACTGTATACGGATGAAAATCCTAAAGATACAGTTAGGATTAAATTTGCAACTCCAGCTGATGCAAGAGCTACCGTGAGAAAAGTCAAAAATATAAACAAACCATTCGCTAGAAAAATACAGATATTAACTGTTATGGAGCAACGTGCTAAAGTAATGGGAAAAACTCAGGTGGTTAATATTGCAAAAAAAGGTAAAGAATCTATTCGCAAAAGTCGTAAGGTCTAGAACATATCGACCGAAAGTGATACAATCTAAGAAGTTGTACAACCGTAAAAAGGAGAAGAATATCTCTTCCAATGCGGCCGCACAGATAAAATTACAGGAGTAAGAATATGACAAAACTATGTCCAAGAGGTAAAGCAGCCGCGAAAAGAAAATTTGCCGTGTACCCCTCAGCATATGCTAACGCCTACGCATCTAAAATATGCGCAGGTAAAATAAAAGATCCGTCAGGGGTAAAAAGAAAAGATTTCAGAGGACCTAAACCTAAAATGAAAGGCGGTGTAATAAAAGCAAAAGAGGGTAAATACATCGGCTCTTACATTAAAAGTGAAATAGATGGAAAAAAAATTTCTAATAAATCTTACGAGAAGTATTACAAAGGTATGATCTAATGTCTAAAGGAGGACTAAAAGCATGGTTCAAACAAAAATGGGTAGATATTGGGAGCAAACGAAAAGATGGTTCTTACGCACCCTGTGGCCGTTCCAAATTAAAAGCGGACATGAAACGGAAGTATCCAAAATGCGTGCCTCTAGCGAAAGCGAGAAGAATGACAGAGGGACAAAGAAAATCTGCCGTTGCCAGGAAACGGGCCGTTGCCAATGTGGGACCTAAACCTACTAATGTTAAAACAATTTTAAAAAGAGACATGGGTGGAGATGTTAAAAAAATAAGACCGAAAGGAACATTTGGATTAAATTTGTTTCAAGTAACAGGTCCGCCACGTGATGAGAATTTAGCTAATTTAGAGAAAAATATTAGAAAGTCTGAAGCAAAAATAAACCCTGAATTAAACTACAACACAATTTATAAAAAGGGTGAGTTGAATGTAAGCATTAACAAAGATAGAGTAAGAATAGGATACAAAAAAAGTTTTTAATTATGATAAAATATTTAAGGAGATTTGTATAATGCCTTTTATTGGAGTAGCTTTTAGATTTGGAGCACCGATAGTAAAAGGAGCGTCAAAAAAATTTATGAAGGAATTTAGAAAAGAATATGATGAGTTAAGAGCGGCAGGTCAAAGCACTAGCTCTGCGCATCGAAGTGCTGCTCAAACTGTAAATAAAAAATTAAAGGAGTTTAAATAATGGCAACTTCAGGTCAATCATCTTTTGATTTAAACATAGATGATATTATTAATGAAGCATACGAAAGATGTGGACAAAGAGCTATGGGAGGTTATGATTTAAAGACAGCAAGAAGGTCTTTAAATTTATTATTTTCTGATTGGGGAAATAGGGGTGTGCACCTTTGGAAAGTATCGTTAAACGAAATCTCTTTAGTATCAGGCACTGCTCAATACGCTGTTGACGCTGCAGTCAGTGATGTTTTAGAGGCATATATATCTACTACAGCTGCTGCTCAAGATAATGCTAACACACAAGATGTTTCTTTAACTAAGATTGATAGGTCAGCTTACGCAGCATTACCAAATAAATTAGCTACTGGGCAACCATCTAATTATTTTGTAGACAGACAAACAACACCACAAATATTTTTATATCAAGCGCCTGATGCTTCTACTTTTACCACTTTAAAATTTTATAGTATTAATAGAATTCAAGATGCTACAGCTTATAATGGTCAACAAGCAGATGTAGTTTACAGATTTTTACCATGCATGTGTGCTGGACTTGCTTATTATTTAGCAATGAAAAAAGCACCTGACAGAATAGATGCAATGAAACTAATTTACGAAGATGAAATAAAAAGGGCTTTGGAAGAAGACGGGCAGAGAACATCTTTATATATCTCACCTCAGTCGTACTTTCCAAACGTATCATAATGGCAAAGTACGCGAACGGAAATAGATCAAAAGCAATATCAGACAGAAGCGGACAAGCTTTTCCATATCAAGAAATGGTTACAGAATGGAATGGTTCTTTTGTGCATATTTCTGAATATGAAGAGAAGCATCCACAGATAAGAAGAAAAAGAGTAACGGCAGATGCAATAGCTTTGGAAAAAGTTAGACCTCAAAGGTTTCAACAACCCAAAACTGTAGCATCTAATGATATCACCTTAGCTGATTCAGGTGGCACTTCTGTTGGAGTGGCTAATTTAACTTTACCTGGAGACTTTGCTTTTGAAACTTTTGAAACTGAAATTACAAGTAATGGTATTACAACTTCTCAACAATCAATGCAACCAAGAGATCCATCTTTACAGAATAGAAGAAGAGAAGCTTCTTCACTTATAGGATCAGTAACAGTGAGTATATCATAATGGCAATTACACATTCAGCATTTTTAACACAAGTAAGAAACTACACTGAAGTAGATAGTAACGTCCTGAGCGATACATTATTAGATCAGTTTATTAGAAACGTGGAGTTAGATATAGCAGGTCAGGTGGACTATGATGATTTAAGAAAATATGCAACTTCAAACACTGTTAGTGGAAATAGATATGTATCCATGCCCTCCGACCTTCTAATTTTAAGATCAGTTCAAATAATAAGTTCAAACATAAGAGATTTTTTAGAAAAAAAAGATACAAGTTTTATATCAGAATTTGCTCCTAACGAGACAGTTACAGGCACACCTAAATATTTTGCTAACTGGGATGAAACAAATATTCTATTAGCACCAACTCCAAATGCTGCTTTTGAAGTACAAATTAATTATATTAAAGATCCACCTCATTTTGATAGCTCGACAAATACTTATTTATCTGAGCATCAAGAGGCAATGCTTTTGTACGGAGTTCTAAGAGAGTGTTTTGGATTTTTAAAGGGACCTGAAGACCTATACAAATTGTATTCTGACAGGTATAATCAAAACATACAAGCTTTTGGTCTACAGCAAATGGGTAGACGAAGAAGAGGAGAATACGACAGTGGAGTTCCTCGAATTAAAATACCTTCACCGTCACCATAATTTTATAAGGAGAAAAAATGGCTATAACAACTAACGCAATATGCAACAGCTTCAAAAAAGAACTTTTAGAAGCTACTCACAACTTTAGTAACCCTGGTGGAAATTCATTCAAACTAGCAATGTATACCAACTCGGCAACTTTAGGAAAATCGACAACATCTTTTACAACTGGTAACGAAGTATCTTCACCTTCAGGTGGATACTCATCAGGTGGTAAAGCACTTGTAAACACAGGAACATCTTTAGCTACTAACACAGCTATCACAGATTTTGCTGACCTGTCTTTTGTTGGTGTAACATTAACTGCAAGAGGTGCATTAATTTATAATGACACTAATAGCGATAAAGCTGTAGCGGTATTAGATTTTGGCGGTGACAAAACTGCAACTGCAGGAACTTTTACTATTCAGTTTCCAGCATTTACAACGAGTGCAGCAATATTGAGAATCGCATAATTTAAAGGAGGTGCCTGCTATGGCAAACATTACTAATTTGTTTTCTATAGCGGGTCTTCCGTTTGGAGTTCTTCATGGCTAATACATGGGGAGCTTTAACATGGTCACAAGGTAACTGGGGAGACGCATCGAGCGTTACAGTTGCCGTCACAGGCGTTTCAGCCACTACATCAGTTACAAGCGTATCTTTTGCTGGAGCAGGTGAAGGTTGGGGTAGACCAGCTTGGAATACTGGATCATGGGG